TTGACGATTGAGCGGGTGATGACGTAATGGCGACATCGCGACAAGTAAGGGTTCAGGGCGCGGCCAAGCTAGCGGCAGACTTCAGCCGCATGGCTGCGAGCGTGCGCGGCCCCGTGCTCGCGAACGCTGCAAAGGCGGGCGGTATCGTCATTGAAGCTGAAGCCAAGCGCAGAGTGGCGCGCAAGACATCGACGCTGTTTCGCTCGATTCATACCGAAGTGGTTACGCAATCGGCGGATTCTGCCACGGTCTCGATTGGCACAAATGTCGAGTATGGCCCGTATCTGGAATATGGTACCGGCATCCATGGTCCCAAGGGGACAGAGATCATCATCCGGCCTAAGCGTGCGGGTGGCGTATTGCGATTTACGATTGGCAACCGCGTCGTGTTCGCTCGCGAAGTCCGCAGCCCTGGCATGAGGCCAAGGCCGTTTCTCGGGCCTGCCTTCGAGAGCAAGTCTAAAGAGGCTTTCGAAACGATGGCGAAGGCCGTCTGGCAGCAAGTCAAGAAGGCGGCGTCATGAGCGTATCGGCTTTCAAGGCTGGACTGCGCGCGCACCTGACCGGCAATGCCGGGGTGTCGGCGCTGGTTGGGTCTCGAGTCTGGCCGATTGCGTTTCCTGGTGGCGGGGCGTTCCCGGCTGTCACTTATCAGGTGGTCGATACGGCAACCAACGCAGGGCTCTACCCAAACATGGGGTTGCGCCAGATCACGGTCGATTTGTTGGCCGTCGATGACGATTCAGACACGCCCGACGACGTGGCCGACGCCATCGAGGCCGCGCTACTGACGCGAATTGGCGATATCGGATCGTCGGGCGTCAAAGTTCAAGATTGCGTGCTCGCTGACAGCGAGGCTCGCGTGGATGTGTACAGACCCGAAGAGCGTCTCTATGGCGTGCGGCTTCGGTTGGTTTTCACGATCTAAAGCAAGGAGAACGATATGCCAGACGGAATTGCCGCAAGAGGCTCACTAATTCAGATGGAAACATCGCGCGATGCAGCGCCAACCGGGACCATTGCAATCTCGGGTACGGCTGTAACCGGGACGACTACTGACTTCACCGCTGATTACACGGTCGGCGACTTGATGGTGTACACGAACACTCTCGGACTGCCGGAGGGTCGCATCGTCAAGACGATCACCGATGGCACGAACATTGTGCTCGACGCCGCTCCGAGCGCGACGATCAGCTCCGGCGCGGCTCACACTGTTATCAATCTCAGTTCGGTTCTGTACGCGGGTGGTATCGACGGCCCGAATGAATCGGCGGATGAGATCGAGGTCACGAACCTTGCATCGGTGGACAAGTCGTTCATCGGCGGCAACATCGACCCTGGTGCCCTGTCGTTCCCGCTGTACTGGCAGGCGAAAGACACCACGCACGCCGCGCTCTATACCGACTTTAAGGCGGGTCAGGAGCGCTGGTTTGTGCAGTGGGACCCGGACACCGCGGACTTCGCGAGCAACCCGCCGCCCGACCTGTCGAACTCGCACTGGATCTTCCGTGGTACGGTGCTCAACTTCGGCAAGTCGTCGCAAACCGGCGGCGCTGTCCAGGCGCAGATCAACGTCCGCAAGACGGGCCGCGCCGACCTGATCGTTGGAGTTGACGCCTAATGACGCCAACCGAACTCATCAAGCCCGTGCACGTCACTCTCGACGTGCCGGGTCGTGGCGAGATGGACTTGGCGCTAGTGTGGAGCGGGGCCGCTGCTGTCAGAGCTGAGGAGATCGGCTTCGACGTGGCGGCCTTCGCCGCTTCGCGCAAGCTCATCGGCAACGTCTTTGCGGCGTTGTGGGCTATGGCGTCGCCGCAAATCAACGAAGGCCAAGACGAGCCGCTGTCGTATCAGCAGTTTCTTGAGCAGATTGGCGGCTTCCAGATCGATGACCTAGCTGAAGCGATTCGCGAAGCCATGGTCAATTCGCGCCGAACAAAAGAACGCCCTACGCGGGCTCGCAAAAAGGCGAGCCAGTCAAGCTAGATTTTGACTACTGGCTGAAGATGTGGGCGCGAGCTAGGGTTCGCTGGGGTATGGACTCCGGCGAGTTCTGGCGACTGACATCAGCCGAGCTAGAGGCGCTGATCGAAGCAGACGCCGAAAGGCTCAAGGAGCAACGAGAGATGGCCGCCCTACCAGCATCGACGCTCCTCAACCTACATCGCAAGCCGGGCGCGAAGTCCATGCAACCGCTGGAGTTCTGGGAACCGGCGACTCCGCAAGAAACCCCCGATCAGATTGTGGCGATGCTGGAATTGGCAAACGCACGGCGCGAGTCTATGAGGTCTGCGAATGGCTGATCTAAAACGCACGCTAGAAGTTGAGATCAGCGCGGTCGCCGACAAGTTTACGGCGGGGATCGGGAAGGCGTCGCAATCGTTGGGCGGCTTCGACAAGTCGCTGGGTAAGGCGTTCGACGGGCTCGACAAGTCCAAGGGCGGGCTAGAGAACATCGGGCGGGCGGCGTCGGCGCTTCAGGGGCCGCTACTGGCGGCGGGTGCTGCGTTAACGGCCTTTGGCGCGGCTGGCATCTCGACGCTTGCTGGTTCCGTGAGCGCTGCTAGGGATTTCGAGACGGCTTTTACTGGCGTTCGCAAGACGGTGGACGCTTCGCCGGCTGAGTTCGCGGCGCTAGAGAAGGGCATCCGCGAAATGGCGCTGGAGATCCCGGTCGCCGCTACTGAGTTGGCTGGCATCGGCGAGATTGCTGGTCAGTTGGGCATCAAGAAAGAGGGTATTCTAGACTTTACGCGCACGATCGCGGCATTGGGTGTAACGACCAACCTATCAGCGGAAGAGGCGGCTGTCGGACTGGCGCGTTTCATCAACATCAGCGACGCGACGCAGGCCGAAGTGTCGAACCTGGGCAGCGCCATCGTAGCGCTGGGCAATAATTCGGAAACGTCCGAGAAAGAGATACTCAACATGGCTACGCGCATGGCGCTAGCCGGGACGCAGGCGGGGTTGTCGGCTGCGGATATTTTGGCTTTCTCGGCATCACTATCAAGTGCTGGTATTTCTGCCGAGTTGGGTGGTACCAACTTCTCCAAGTTCATTACGAACGTCACTAACGGTGTGAGGCAAGGCGGGGCAGACTTGGAGCGATTCGCCGCGATCGTCGGCATGACGACGGCAGAGTTCAAGCAGAAGTTTGAAACGGACGCGGCTGGCGCAATCACACTACTACTAGGCAAACTAGACGAAGCTGGGCCGAAGTTTGGCACCACCTCCGCATTGCTGGAAAAGTTGGGGTTTACAGGAGAGGAAACACAGCGGGCGGTATTGGCGCTATCGACGCGGACCCAAGGGTTAAGTGGGGATTTAGACAGATCATCCACGTCATTCGCCGAAAACATTGCGCTAGCCGAAGAAGCGGCGCTACGCTATGCGACCACGGACTCGCAGCTCCAAATCTTCAGGAACACCATCGTAGATATCGGATACTCGATCGGCGATGCTCTACTGCCAGCGCTAAACGGTTTACTTGATGCCGTCAAGCCTGTTGTGACGGCGTTTGCCGACTTCGCGCGAGATCATTCAACGATCACGGCGGCGGCTGTCACGATCGCGGGCGGGCTGGCGACACTGGCTCTAGGCTTTGGCGGTGTTACGGTTGCTGTTGGGTTGCTCGCTGGGTCTGTCACGACGCTGCTGCCGATTCTTTCCGGGCTGGGGCTAACCGCACTGCCTACTCTTGGATCTGCTGCGATTACGGCCAAGGGCGCGATGGCAGTGCTTGGCACGACTGCGGTAACGGCTGCTGCGGCTGGCGCTGCTGCGTTCGCCGGCTGGAAGTTAGGCGAATGGGCGGCGAAGAATATCCCGCTTGTAGAACGGATCGGCGACATGCTAGCCAGTGACATCATCCAAGCGAGCAAGACGCTGGGTTTCGATTGGACAGGCGAACAAGCAGGCGCAGAAGCGATGGGCTCGGCGATGCGCGGGCTACACGCTGAACTAGTCCGCAATGGCATTGTCGTCAAGCGCAATGGGCGCTCGATGGAGGACTGGAACAAGGCGATGGCCGATGCGGCCAGGAAGCTGGTGGACGCCAAAAAGAAGGCA